GGACTGTGTAAGACTGTCAGCCTGTATATTGACGTTGTATTGTGCCAGTACATCATCACGCAACATCTGGATGGCTGGCGGCACATACTCATAGTCGTGCGGGTCAAGCATACCAACAATCTTGGCGAGCTTGTCAGTGCTGTAAAGCTGCACCATCATCTCGCCCATGATATTGAGTATTCCGGTAACAAACTCGGCTACATCACGCTGATAGCCATTCATCCGAACACTGGCAAACTGCGCCTTGATCTGTTGCGCTGCCGCCGTCTCATACTGGTTACTGCCGCCACGGATAATGTCAGCCATGCCGGACACTTCAAACAGTATCCCCTTGACCGCTTCGTATTGCGCTTGTAGCTCGCGCAATACCAATGCAACCTGCTCAACCGGATACCACTGGATGCCGCCACCAGCGCCCCCCTTCTCCATGAACATAGCCCAGTTTTCCACCGGAATCAGCTTATTCTCCTGCCCTTCCAGCATACGCCCAATCTCTGGGGTGGAAGCATCATAAACACCTGCTACCTTGATCGCTGTGATAATCAGCGAGATACGGGCGTACAGTACATCCATCTGATTGTACTGGTCTTGCGAGATATGGTAGTCCGTCACCGGCAACAATGCCGTCGTATTGGCGTTCGCAATCAGTGGCTCAGGGCATGGAAAGAAGTCTTTAAGCCCATAAGGGTCATCCTTGACTTCATACGGCTCAGTAGCGCCAATAGATAGCCAGTACACCTTGCGCGTTTTCTTGTCCCATATTTCATAGACAGTAAAAGTATCGTCCGTGATCTGGTTTGGCGTGAGATTCGATTGAGAGTTTTTTGTCGCTTGGGCATTAACCAGTGCGCCATCACCCCATCGTGCAACAATCTCGGCTTTTGTCAGTGCCAGCTTGCGACCTACCCATGTCACGCTTTTCCAGTTACGGGCGGGAGAATAGATAAAATCCTCCCAATACACATGATCAATAAATATCTGCTCAGTGCCAGCCATTGGCGCACCTTGCTCGTCAGTCTCTACATCAAAACGCACCCAGACCTGACCAATACCAGGCACCAATCTGTCAAGAATGGCAGACCTGACCGCGCCCTTGAAGTCATCGGCGCACTGTATTTCATAATCGAGTCCACGCTGCATGATAATAGCGCCAACACGCGCCACATCATTCTCGGTATCGCCCTTATGCACCCTTGACACATCAGCACGAGGCAATGAGTTGAATAGCGACTCTTTCAGGGTGTTGACGTTGGCGTAGAAGATATTAGCCCGCTTGATATTGGAATCGCCGCCCATACCTCCATCACGCTTGTCGGCATATCGCTCATAAACGCGCCGACCATGCTGCAATGCAGGATCTAGAAACTTCTCGGCTTTCTGTATTTTCTTATCCCAAACGGTCATATCCTGAGGCTCCTTGTGCGCTTCTCCCGCTCTTCAAACAGGGAAAGCAGGTTCATATTCGCATTAACTGGTGCATTCTGCACAAGTCTTGACTGATTGCCATGCTTCATTACATAATTACTGGTAGCCAGCGCCATCATACGGGCAGCATCAGCAGGGTTACTTGACCAGTCATGCTTGGGTTTTGCCCTGAACATATTGCTACGGCTATCCCACTCCCGTTGATAGTTTTTCAGTGCAGATAGTCCGAGCCTAACATCTTTGGATGCGATATTAAAGAACCAGAACGGCAAACTCTTGCGAACTGCCTGTATACCATCCTGAACAGACAAATCCGGCACAATCTCTACTTTCATGCCCGCGGATATAAACTGCTCACGCACTGATTTTCCGGTCTGGAAGCTCTTGTTTTTGGCATCATGCGGCAGATAAGCCACGCCATAGGCGTATTGCTTGGATTTAAGCTCTGCCAACACGTCATCAACAGAAAATCCCGATACGGTCAGGAAATCAATGATAGCCAGCTCCTTGCCGTTAGCCTGTGCAAACCATATTGAGGTATCATCGGTATAGCCTATGTCCCAGAAGGTCATCACCAGTTTGTCAGGATTATAGGGAAATACGCCCTCATTGGTCGAAGCCTGATTTTCAAGCTGGTCAGCATAAAACGCACCACGCACCGCCGCCGTAAATGAGCACTCCATCTCCTGCATGTAGGTTTCTGAATCCGTTCCTGGATTTGTCCTGATCAATTCCAGCTCATCAAGGTCAATAATGCCGCTTTCACTCGCCCGTAGCATCATGGTAAACCAGTTAGTGTTGCCTTGTGCGCCCTCCCACAAGTCATAAAAATGATTTTTCCCATGCGGGGTGCCAAGGAACACAATCCAGCCTTTCCGGTCAGATAATGCAGGGGCGATAATCTCGCCATACAATGACGGATGTATCTGTGCATATTCATCGACCACAATGCCATCAAAATAGTTACCACGAAGCGCATCAGGGTTATCACCCCCGAAAATGCGGATAATTGCCCCGTTTTTCAGCAAGATAGACAGCTCAGATTCCATGATTTTGTCAATCAGCGGCTCGGCATAGTGTTTCAGGTATACCCACGCGATGGATTTAGCCTGTTCACGGAAAGGCGCAATATAGGCATAGCGCGGGAAGGGTTTTTTACACTGGATAGCCTTGTCGATCAGGTCATTGACCGCCATAACAGTCTTTCCTGCACGACGATGCAGTACGCAGATGGAAAAACGCTGCGAACGGGCATGAAAAGCCAGCGAATGGGCGCGAGGGATATATGATGAGCAGACAACATTAGCCATCAATAATAGTCTCGGCATCAGATGCGCTATCATTCAACGGCGATAGCGGAATATTGCTGCGATATTCGATAACATTGCCTGTTGCTTGGGCTAAAGACTCTTTCGGAGCCAGTTTCATCATCAGATTTAGGAAAGTACCGTAGTTTTCCTCCTCATTTGCCCAGTGAGCAAGGCGTGAAACACCACCGACAAGGTCGAAAGTCTCAAGAAAAGCCCGTTCTATCTGTTTTCTGGAGTAAATACGCTCAACAGTCCCCCTTCTTGACGCAGGAACCCCGTTTTCCAGTGCTTCCATAATGTCAGGCATGATTAACCTCCCGATATAGGTGGAACATCGCCCGGTACAATCCCGCCTTCTTCCTCAACAGGATCGCCACTACCGCCACTACCGCCAGATTGTGCAAACTCAAGGATAGTCAGTATCGCCTCACGTAATGAGGTATCACCGGTAATAGTCGCATCCAGTGTGGCGCCTTCAACATCGCCAGCCGTCAGCAGGTTGACTACCATTGCACACCGCATATCGAGCGCTAATTCAGCCGATGAGGTCATGGTATTGACACCGATCATGTCGCATGCCATATCCCATAACACTGTCATGCCACCCGTACTGACTCCCATGCTATGCGATCCAACAAGATCAGCATGCATATCAACCAGCAGATCAGCCGCACCGGACAGGGTGTTTATCCCTACCATATCACACGCCATGCCGCCGTATTCCATCGGCATCAGCAGCGCGTACTGGTCATTGCGCCCCAATGGCTTGCTCAGATATTCATGGTTCCATGTCTGCCAATTGCCTATAGCGCCCATTCTTGAGCCACGCATCATGCCTGGATCAAGCGGAATAGAGCTGCCACCAATATGATTAGTGACAGCGTTACCAATGCGCGAGCAGATCAGCCCCATGCAATGTCGAGATCCACTTTAATGACCTGGTTAGTCGTCAATGCGCCGCCGATATTCACTAATAACGCCAAGCAGGCATCATCATAAATACGCGGGAAAGCATCAGGCCCTTGCGTAAAATCCCATGCGGTGGGCTGGTTAGCTGCCAGAATCGGCACACTGGCAATCGGGCGGTAAAGGACAATACAGCCAGTCCCACCGGTTGCGCTGGCATTGATCGCATAGCTGGACACACGCTGCACACCGGTATCGCCAGTGGCAAACTGCATCTCTATTGGACCCGGCGTTGCTGACACAGGAACCGACCCAAAGAAAGCGCCGGCAGGATGCGCGGCAACAGGGCTAAACAATGAGCCGGATTGCGCTTGCGAGTTACCAGCCTGATCAAGATAGGTTAGCGTCATTTGTCCAGCGGCAGATGATGCAGTGGTCAACAGCATGGATGCCATCACCCCCTCGGCAGAGGTCATGCGCGTGTCGCCAGTACCTGTCCATGTCGGATGATTCGACAAGGTGGACGGCGTTGTCACCATCACCAGCGAAGGGTATATGTGGATAATGTCAACCAGCATGACAGTAGCAGGCGCAAGCGTAGTCGATGGCGAGTACACCGTCATGCCTGTCAAGTGTCTGGTATAGGAACCCCCAACATCTGCACCGATAGGGATACGCCCATTGGTTGAGCCATTACACACAATGCCAGCACCGGCAGTACCGGTCAGGGTCATTGCGCCACCAGTACCGGCAGCGGGTGACATGGTTTCATGCCAGCGACCCGCGGCAGAGGTAGCACCGGTATTGATCGTGCGGATAACAGGCACTTTCTTGCGCTGTTTCAGGACAGTAGCGGCATTGATATAAGCGTTGTAATTGGCAAATCCCATGATCAAGCCTCTTGATAGGTTAATGCACCGGCTACCAGTCTAGGCGTAGCCAGATACGTCACTCGGATATTGGCAGCTAGCGCACCTTTGCCGATACCCCGCCCAGCACCAGTACCCGCCGTATTCAGTGACAAGTGGCTAATCGTCTCATCATCAGAAACACCGGTACACTGCGGAAATGTCTTTTCAACAAGGTTATAGCGGGTAGTCCCAGTCGTGGAAAACCCTGTTGTCCCAGTATTATCCCGCACTAGCGATACAGCCGCGTAGCCAGTATAGGTACACTCACTCACTGTCCCATCACCGGATAAGCCTGGATCAGCCGTATGCGCCCTAAGATATAACGTAGACCCATAATCAACAGGCAAAGTTACACCGTTCAAAACAAGACTCAGAATGTCAGCAATATGCGGGTTCTGCTTAGCCATAAATCACTCCACAAAGATATAGCGGATAATACCTATATCAGCAAACCAGCGCAACCAGTGGGTAAACAGCATGAAATACACATTTTGTATATAGGGGTATATATACATATAGGCACCCCCTGTTTTCCTGCAAGGGGAGGGGGTATCTCACCCATTCGGATCGTGACTGGGAAAC